AGATAATGAGTTTGTAGCAGAGTTAGATAATTCGTGACGCTTACGACGCACATCTTTATCAGTTGTAGTTTTGAGCTCCTGGAGACGAGACTCCATATCTGAATGAACAACTTCACGGTGTATTTCAAGGTAGGACAATATATCATCAGTAATAACCCATTCAAAAAAGTTCAGCTGGCCGACGGTTGTGTCCAGTCCTTTGAACTTGATTCGCTTGCACCGACAGAAGGGGTCGAACATCTTTTTGCTGTATGCCTTGAGGTGGCTTTTGTAAGATAGGTATACGATTACGTATTGCTTTGGAGTCATAAAAGCGATATTGAACTTCTTTGCGTAGTTTGTCACAAACCAATCGATCAACCGGAGTGACAAGTTCGATGTCCCGTTTAGGATAGCTGACACTTTCTCGAGGTTCCCTGGAACTGAGTAAAATCTCTCTAGACGATGTAAGACCCATTGTTCTTGACTTTGAATTTGTTCCATACTTAATTAGCAACTTCAAGTATATGAAAATGGATTTGTATACAATATACGGCTAAGTTATAAAAATGACAGATATACAAATACTTGAAGAACACGATGGTCAGCCATTTCTGGCTCACAAATTTAATGTACTCATTCTGTGTAATACAGAACTTGGAGGTATTTCTCCAGACAGTTCAAAAATTTGGTGGAAATATAATACCACATTGAGAAGTTTAGCAGCAGGTGAAATATCTGCTGGTGAATGTATCGCCAAAATGTTCGACGAAGAGTGTCAAATTGAATACTTAAAATACTACGGTATTATTCAAGAAGTCGTTAAAGGAGAATATAAACTCAACTTTGAGTTTGAAAAATAAGGCATTTATGCCATTTTTAATAATGGATTTAGTTGTCTGTTACCTGTTATATGTAAGGATGGAAGAACAAATCAAATTTCTTTTGGACAATTATGGAATTGATGACCAGCGTACTCAGGCATGGTTTACAAAGCGTGGAGAGATGTTAACTGCTTCTGAAATTTGGAAGTCATTTGGTGATGCTACAGCTTCTGCTAGACGTGAACTGATTTTATCAAAATTGACACCGCCAAAAAAGCAAGATGGTCCTGGCGTTGGTGCCCTAATATGGGGAACACGATTCGAACCTATTGCAAAAGAAATATACTGTTATACAGAAAAAGTTAAGTTAGTAGATCTATCTTGTGTTCGTCATTCGAAATATGATTTCTTAGGAGCATCTCCCGATGGTCTGATTCTTAGTGATGATAACCGAAATGGTAGATTAATTGAGTTGAAATGTCCTATTTCCAGGCAGTTTACCGATGAAACACCTGTACCAGATGCATACTATCACCAAATGCAACTACAGATGGAATGTACAGGTCTCCACGAATGTGATTATGTTGAAATGCAGTTTAAGCTTATGAATTATTCAGAATGGTCAGGATATATATCAGAATTCAAGTCATGCTTTGCAGTCAATGATTCTGGAAAAGTAGAGTATCGTCCATTTAATGATTTGCTTGATATACATGCTTGGCAGACCGAACATAACATCAATCCCATGGATTGGCAGATTCTCTACTGGGCATTGGTAACTAAGAGAACCAAACTCACAGTAAAAGATCCAGATTGGATGCCTATGCATTTTCCAGAAATGAAAGCAACTTGGGATGAAATTATAACACATCGCCAGGCAGGAACAGTTCCCGCTGCAAAAGATAAACCCATTTTAGTGCTGTAACATTAATTTATAAAATGAAGATCGGTCTGTGTATGATTGTCAAAGATGAGAGTCACATCGTTCTAGAAGTATTAAAATCTACACTTCCGCTAATTGATACTTTTTGTATTCTGGATACCGGATCAAGTGATAATACTATTGAGATAATTAAGGACTTTTATGCAACGAATAATATCGAAGGTGAAATTCACCAGAGTCCCTGGAAGGGATTTGGAGAGTCTCGGTCAGAAGCACTAAAACTTTGTGATGGTAAGATGGACTACATCCTGGTGATTGATGCAGATGATTTGATGGTATTTCCCCCTGATTGCAAGAAGTTTTTAAGTCGGATACTCGAAGAGCACAAGCCGAATGCTGCAATTATTCAAATCAAGCGTGGAAATATTGACTATTGTCGTAGTCAGATGTTTAAGTCAAATGACAATTGGCGATACGTAGGAGCACTTCACGAATATCCAACAAATGATCGGAATGATAATAAGATTATCAAGCTTCCGTCTGAAATATATATGATTGGGCGTACACTAGGTAACAGGTCAAAGCAAGAAGGTAATAAGTATCTAAATGATGCAGAGGTTCTTCTTAAAGAACACATAAAAGATCCTGAGAATGATCGTACTGTATTCTACCTGGCACAATCGTATCGTGATGGTGGTAATATAGCTGAGTCTATCAAGTGGTACAAGAAGCGTATAGAAATGGGCAAGTGGAAGGAAGAGCAGTGTGTCAGTGCAATGAACCTGGCACGTCTTCTCCAAGATAAAGACTGGGCTTGGCGTGCCCATGAATTTAATCCTTTACGCAATGAATCGCTTGTCTGGTATGCGTCTTACTGCCGGTCAAAGAATCTGTTTACGCATGAACTTTTGGCTACGATCCTATATGCGTCAACAATTTCTAAGCCTACGGATAATGTTCTTTTTGTAGAGGCAGATAGTTATGAATGGCGGGTGTGGGATGAGTTATCAATCATCGCATACAATATGGGCCGTAAAGATCTGGCAAAACAGGCTGGAGCTCGTCTTTTAAATGATAATAAGTTTCCAGCAGATCAACGTGCCAGAATTGAAAATAATTTGAAATTGGCACTATCTTAAGGAATGTATGAATTAAATAAATTTACCCGAAAAGGAGATTCGGTTCCCTGGATAGGAGGAGCAGCAAACCGTCCATCAACTGGAACACTATTCGTTGATTGATCGTATGATGAAACAGACTTTTCTTGAGTTCTTTTGACATTTGTTTGGTCTAAGAACTCAGGAACAAAATGTTCACGAGCAAAATAGGACACAGCTGCCAGAACAACCACGAGTCCAACTATAAATGGAAGGGCCTGTCTAATTGTATGACCTAGGCTAATTTATATGTTTAAAACGGAAAGAGTTTTCATCTATACCAACAAGACAAACAATGGAAGATCGTGCTATTGAAACTTTGAAGAAAATCCTGGCCAAGCGGCAAATTAAGACAGATTCTGTTGATCCTCTTGGTTCTCCCATCGATGAAACACGTATGTTCAACATTGGTGGAATCTTGATAATCTTCAGCGAGAAGGGTCGTATGACGGAGAATATCCTCCAGGGATATATAACATTTGCTGCAGATAACAACTATAATCATGGAACAATTGTAGTATCTCTAATTCATCCATCAGAGAATGTGCTGGCATTTGTACGTGATTATAACAATGACTTGAAGAATCCACTCTTCCAAGTATTTGATATTCGTCGTCTGCAGTATGACATTACTACTCATCGGAGAATGCCAGCTCATCGAATTATCTCCAAAGATGAAGTGAGCAAGCTTCAGAAGGTCTTTAATATCTCAGACCCAAAGAAGCAGCTTCCATGGATTGATTCCGAAGATCCAGGTGCCAAGTGGATTGGAGCTCGGTCTGGTGATGTAATTGAAATACAACGTTTCTCGGAGTCAGCTGGAAATTGTGCGTATTATCGGTACTGTACTGGCAATGTTCTTCAAACCTAATAGTAAATGGAAGGGACATTTACTTCTGCAAAAAATCAGTTCAAGCTGAACTATATTCAGTACTTTTTAAATGGTGAAGAGAAGTACAAGAATACATATGAAGCGGCAAAGCAGACCATGGATTCTATACTCAGTAAATCTATTCCTGAACCAGAGTCCCAGGCAGCCTTAAAAGAAACTCATGATCGATCCCACATTAAATTGAATCAAACCCATCAGGCGACGTCAATTCCGACTCAGGGGTGGAAATACTGGACGCTAGGTCTTCTGACGCTTTCCATACTTGTTTTATCGAACGTGTAAAGATCAACATAAGGACAATACCAATCAATCCAAGCAAGAGACATAACCACATAAAAAAAGTATTATCCAGTTCTACAAGTTGGTTGCGTTCTTTATTCAACATCAGTTGAAGAGTTCTGGATTTGTTTGAAGATGATTGGATATCAGCAAACTCTTTTTGATACCGTATGATATCAGAGGTCAACTTTGATATGAGCTCAGGGTCAAACTTACCGCTTGATTTTTGAATAAAATCACGCACATGAGCCGCCAAGGTTGAGTTAACAGTTAATAGTTGCTTTACCAGGCCTGCTTGTTTGCCTGAATCATTCTCATAAGCTGCCTGGTTCAAAAGCTGAGAATACTGTATCTTCAAGTCTGCATATTCTTTCTGGAAATCTTCCAACTCCTTCTGACGTCCCGATTGGTATCGAAGCACATCCATTACTTTTTATCTGAGTATAATAAATGCCTAACGTCAATTCCAACGGAAAGTTTGGTACATCTATGGATTATTCTATGCTTTTGAAACTTAAGAAGCATAACGTTCTGACTGCTGGATATCGTACATGTGTTGCCCCTGGTAACCCAATCTTCAACCGTGATAAGAAGACACGTGGATTCACCAATGGTGTAGTTGATGTACTCTTTGAAAAAGGCTTATATTTGGCTAATAAAGATCGTCCGTCAAATATGTCACCATTTGCATTAAATATTGTTAACGGAGAGTATGATTTATTGGGTTCGTTGTTAACACCAGAACAGTTAAATGTATGGAATGTTATTGGTTTATATATGGCGGCTCTAGACAATAATAACCAGCAGGTGATAACTCAGTATCAACCAGATATTCAACGATCTCAACCAACGATTATATTTGTTTTTAGGTCATCAAATAC